GACACGATTGCGAAGAGCTCGCGCGACTCTCGGACCCATAAGGCCCTTAGCCACCCGTACCCGTGCATCCAAATCCAGCTCCCACTGTTTTACAGTGAAATCAAATCCACTGACATCTCCCGACGCAATGCGACCAGAACCAGCAAGGTTCCTCACAAACTGCTCTAAAAGGGATGCCCCATCGTCGTCCAGGCCCATACCAGGCATTGACGGAAGCGTGTTCCATTTAGCAATCTCCGCACGATTTTGTCGTCCGCATAAGAAACGCTCGATTATATGGTCAACCAAACTGACTGACACAATCAAGCGCACTCGACCTGCATTCAACTTTTCAATTGTGTGCGGCTCCTGCTTCACGAAAACACGCCCCGGGTCAACGTAGCCTCTCTGGTAGAGTTGCAACGGGGTCATTGTGCGCAAAACGTCTTCAGGGGTATTAGCCAGTGTCCACAACCGGCGCGACGCTTCACACAACACAATTGATCTGTACTGTCGTAGCACTTCCTCGTTCGTCGGAGCCAACGTCATCAGTGGCATGCCGGGTGAGGAATCGCTTTGCACTTGGAAGTCTGCAATGAAGTCAAGGCCTAAATCCAGGGCTAGCTCTAACCAATTTGGCTCTTCAGCGCTTAACACACTGTCGTACCGCATCGGGAACTCCGCCACCGGATAGGCTAAACACAACTTCTGCTCAAGGGCCTTCAACGTTTCCGCTTCTGGCTCTCGAACCTGAACAAACTTCTGCGACTGCAAAAGCAATGATATCCTTTCGGCTGCTGCTGACGTGGGCGGCCAAGCATAGTCCCTCAAAGAGGGCCAGTGCTCGGCGGCCGTGTCGACTTGTTTCGGCGTGGGCTTTGGCTCTCCGGGTTTTGTGAGTCGTTTTCCCCATCCAACTCGCTGGAGTCCAACTCCATTGGTTGTGATGAGTTCCTCCTCCTCTCTGAACTCGTTGAGCTGCCAGTACCACTGCGCCTGCGCGTACCGCCCCGCCGGGCTCTCCGAAAAACCGGGAGATCAGTTACCGCACCCATTAGTTCTCGCTCCAAATACGCAAGCGCGACACGCCGCAATTGTGGATTCGCATCCACCAACTGCTCAAGCATATCGGCCGCGTTGTCTGCCTCGAGATCGTCCAAGCGCGACACGTCATCCTCATTCGGTGGCGAAGCACCAAACTTGGATTCCTTACGGTAGTGGCTTCTAGACGTCGTTGAACGCGCTTTTGCAAGCTGTTTCCGCCGCCCTGTTGCCGACAATTGATAACCTTCATCAAGGTCACCGTAATCTTCTGAATCATAGGACAGCTCCTCCATTGAGTAATAACCATCTTCGTCTTCGGACAAACTAATGATCGCCCCGTCGACCTCCATATGCAAAACTTCCCGAATTTTGTCCGGTACAATTTCGTCTGGGTCAACAAGGTGTCCACCATGCGAGCTCCGATCCTCCGACTCGATATTCACCCTCGATTTGGCTTTAACCTTGATGGCTGCCACAAGCCAGCGTGATACTTCGACGAAGCAGTTGCTTTGTTTATCCAGGAGTGACCCTAGATGAACGCCAACAACCCGCCCGCCGGAAAACACCGCTGCGCCGGACCATCCTGGTGCCGTGTTTGTCTGGTAATCATACATGAAAACACGATCTCTTGATTTCACAGCCGTCGAAAGCGACTGCGCATAAGCCGAGGCAACACCCAAAGCGGGGCCCGAGACCGTTACCGACTGATTACCAGCAGTGATAACGCCCATTGGTGCCGCGCGAATGCGCAGCTTGGACCACATTGGCTCTGGGATCTTTGCCATGAAGACATCCAACCCATAATCCAGATTCCCCACATTCTTCATCAAAGAACGAACAAGAACGCGCTGACCTAGCACGTCCAGACCAAAACACACAGTATCGTGCATGGTGGTCAACCGTATATGTTTCCCAGCGTTGATCAATTGCTCGATCACGTGCTGCGCTGTTAACAAATATGTTTCACCACCAAACTTCACACGGGAACCCATTCCGATATGTGTGCCATCCTCCATCCTGATCGAAAACTCGTAATCGCTGAGTGCAACAATTGAATCCAATTGCGATTTTGGGGCACAAGCTGCCTCGATCAACACATTCGTCCCTGCTGAATGAGTGTGCATGACCGGTTCTATGTACCACCCGAATTTCCGCCACACCAACAAGGTGAACTTGTGCGAGCACCACGCCCTCCAGGAGCTTGACAGCCACCAAAGAAGCCACGGCACAAAATAGGCAACGCCTAAACAAATCCACCACGCCGGCGTCGACGTGATCGAAAGCCGGTTGCTAAACAACGAGGAGAAGAATCCCCAGACTCCACAGCATGCTTGCGCTAGTGTATAGCGCGCAAACAACACCGTTAGCCACGGGAGAGGCTCATAGAGCGAACGCAACTTCGGAGCGTAACCGGCCGAACAGCCATCACGGGTTTCATGGAGGTAAAACCCCCACTTTTCC